ATCAGGAACAACAGCTAATGTATTGATAATATTGATATTATACATTGGTTCATGCCATGCTTTCGTATCTGCAAAACCATAGTTATTATCACAATTACCTGAACCCATACCTGCTGTACCGTAAACATCAGTATCAACCCCAAGTACCATATATTCCCCACCTCTATCACCTATATATTCAGCCCCTAAGCCACTTGCATCCGTACCATTATTGTTAGCATTTCTAAATTCATCAATACTAAAAATAGCCTTACTAACAGATAATGGATTACCATATAAACTTGTTATCCAAGCAGGGAAATTCGGGTTTCTCCATTTCCCAAATTGAACATATCCTGTTCCTGTTCCCGATACAGGGTCGGGAGATACATTAATAGTTCCATCTCCACTACCTCCTGAACCATCCTTATAGAACCTTGGATAAACACAAATATCTGTTACATCAGGGTCTAATACCCTATTGTGCCCCCAAGGCATTTCGGTAAATATCCCAACGGGGGAAACTAATTGAGCACTATAATTACCACTTGAACCAATAGAATTTACTAATGTTTGTGTCATTAATCCACTCCATGGAGCAGATTCTGTGCTATAAAACCAAAATTTACGAATAGCTTTACTACCGGGGGAACCTGCATTTGAACTCGGCATTAAGTAATACATACCAATACCTTGGCATATTACTCTACCTGCAGGAGCAGTTCTTAATACTGAAAATGCTTGTACCCAATCAGGTATATTTGTAATTCCATTCAATGCCATTCCAAGTGCATAATAACTTGGGGCAAATCCTATCGGGTTATAATCTGTATAGTTTGAACATGCTGCATCAATATTATTACAATCATTACATACCAATAAATCTAACCGGTAATCTTGATAATTTACATTACTATCAATTTGAGTAGTAGGCGTAAATGGTTTATATCCTTCATCCGATGCTTTATGTGGTTGGCTTACGCTTCCACATGTTCCACAACTTGCAGGCTGTGAATTTAAATCACAATCACCTGTACCATTCTTTTCACCATCACAAGCAATATTACCAAATGAGCAACAATCTGTCTTAGGAATAGCATCTACAAGGTCATATGTTTCATGGCATAGCTGTTCATCATTGTTACTATATGTTACAGCCGTGGGAACACCGTGAAAACTAAATAACACGGTATCTGCCGTAGCATCATCCCGCCTGTCAGGCATAACGGCAGAAGTGAAATTAGTTACCTTAGATACAAATGTATGCTCCATTTGAGCACCATAGAACCCTACCCCAAAACCATAAGCCTCACCTCTCCTGTAACTCCTTCTATATGTACCATTCCATGAATCGTCATATCCAATTTTACCCATCTTGTCAAGAACAGGGAACATTTCTACCCCATTCCTCGTGGTAAACGTAGGATTAACGGTTAAACTCTCATATTCAACATTATGAAGTGTCAGAACATTGTTAAAGTATCTTATAGATTTTGCACTTTTTATCGTGCCTAACATTATTCCCGCTTCATCATCAGTTATAGCCTCACCAATCGCACCAATATCTACGATAGTCTTAATGCCTATTTCTCCATCAGCAACAGCTACACGCCCAATAATAAAGCCCGTAGGGGTAAAGCCTACGGCTGCTCCTTGGTTATAGGCGTATCTAAGTATTTCTACATATTTATAACCGACATCATTCTGTACCCTGAATTGTAATACTACCCCAAGTCCTCCCTGTGTTGCAGCATCAGCACCATAGGTTTTAATCCCCGGATATTGATTTGAACGGTAGTCAAGATTTAATGGAACAGGGATAGTCGGGGTAGTGGGTAACCAATTGGTATGATTACCATTGTTATCCACATATCTAAAGGTATAGCAATACTGTCCAACTTTTAATCCACCTGAACCAAAGGTAGCATCTGCTCCCGCGTAACCACCACCGGCAGTTAATTCACGGAATACCATCTTATGTGGTGGAGTAGGTAAATTAACCGTATATTTTCCTATGTTGAAATTATGGAAAAATGTTTCAGAACAGATTAGATTTGCATCTATCATTTCCTGAACCGATAAAATAATCGGTGGAGTATAATTATCGGTAATATATAATTCTCCTTGGATACAATTATTATTCCAATGGAATTGTATCGGGTGCATTATGTTAATTGGTAAAGCAGGATTTGCAGCACATATTACTCCATCTATCCTAATAAATGGTGCAAGTACCTGTGTGGCATCACAGTAAAACTCAATAATGTGGGTTTTACACATGGTTATACCCAAGCAAGTCCAATCCCCTGTATCAAATATGCTCTGTCCTAATCCAATATCGAAGTAATACTGAACACAGCTTGTATCTATTGAAGCATATTTTAATGATTCTCCATTAATAGTCTGTAATGCCCCGTAATCCGCTTCTAACCCATTAGGGCGCATATTAATAGCATCAATATACTCCCCGTTATCCTGTAGTCCGAGTAATTCAGCATCAATAGTATAGGCTGCCCCTGTTTGTAGGGTTCTTATGGTTCGCTCGTAATTTCTAAATGGTATAGGCATATTTTCTTATCAATATTATTTGTACCATTTTGCATTATTGTTTCTCTCGTCCATATCATTCCGCATCCATTCACTCATAGCCACAGCGTTACGGATAAATGCCCACCAACTGCCATCCTGCTGATTCATTAACGCCTGTGTAGCAATAGCAGACATAGTGCTGAATAGTTTTATATCGTGCCTCATAAGTAACATAGAGCAATCCCTGTTCATCATATCAGTTACCACTTGCCTATATTCTCTTGGTACCGTAGGTATTTCATCAAGTGCTCCACCGAATGTATTGTAAATTATACGGTACTTGGCAAATTCAGCACAGTTCCGGCTAAACATTAGATAACCACCTTCCATATTAGCATAATATAGATTCGTGTGGTCAAATGCTCTACCACCAGTTACATACGGGTTGTAATATGGGTCATACGGTTGGTCATCGTGCTTATCAGCGGAATATGCCTTACCGCCTGGGGTAGTAACAAAATTCACTTTAAAGTGAACTATCCGCAAATCTGCCCCCGGTGAACAGCATTTATCATTGTAAATGTATATTTTCTGTGGATTAATAAAATCATCAGGAACAGGGATAGCTAATGGTGTACTGCTGTCAGAAAATAATCCATCATTCCATGTGGTAAATATGAAATATTGGGTACTTAATTTCTCCAATATCCTCTTTATTTTCTCCTGATACCACCCTTTTGACCTTAGCCTAAATTCATCATCCCCAAGAAACTGAGTAACATCAGCGATAATTGCATCAGAAGTAACGGTTTGTGCGCTTAACATATACCTAATTTAATGAGTAATAAACTTGGAAATATTCACCACATATAAACATGGAGAAATTATCCCACATAGATATGGACATAAATCTCCCTCCATTATCGTCCGTGAAAGCCCCAATTCCTAAATATGGGAAACGCGCTGTTTTCATCATGCTTCTTGTTGCTCTTGTGAAATTGATTGAACAGGTGCCCCGCCGGGTATTGGTAACGTGTTTATGTTACCATCATTCATACGGTCCCGTGGTAACATGAGTGCGAACTTGCCCATATTGACTATATCTGCCCGAAGGATAGCAATTAAATCTTCTGGTAAATTCATCGGGGTATCAATGTTAGTATTGTCAATTTCGTCAATAGTTGGATTCAGGTAAACGAAAGCCTGTAATGACTTAATTGATACTTCTTCTAACCCTAATAACCATATTAATGACATATTATCTCGGAAGTAATATGGATTTGTGGTACTCGGTTTTTCTAATGGGTTAGCATAGTAATTATATACTTTAGCAGGAGTGGTCCTGTGGAACTTTACATTCGCATATTCAGGAACATCACAGATAGTATCGGTAGAATAGGTTAATAGGTGTAGCCCTGCATCAAAGTCAAGATCAACTATTTTCCGTGGGAATTCAATAAATTTTTGGTTTTTAATCTTTGATTTATCTGTTCCTGCAGAATATGTTTGAACAGGAATATCATCAAAAATGGCTAAATAATCCCCTTCTATAGTGCCCGTAGCCTTAATATTATTGGTAAAACGGGATTTCCGTAACCGTGAAGCTCCCGTTAATGCCCAAAATAGGATAGCATCTTGGTTAATTTCAGCAGAAGCGTAGTTCTGTTTTAGTATCTTGGATACATCATTAACAAAGGTAAGCCAAGTGGTTCCATTATTTGCCACTGTTAGTTATGGTTAGTTAGTTAGGTACGACAAATATACAAAAAAAAGAGCCTAATGAAAGGCTCTTAGTTTATTTTATGGCAAATAAACAGGTAATACTTAGTCTAATATAGGTGCTTTCCATACTCCCGCAGGACTTCTCTGCATCACTTTAGCACTATCAGTATCCTCTATTTGTATAATCTGTGGGCATAGTGAAGTACTTGGTAAAGCTGTTCTTTGAGCAGAAGTCCTTCTCCAATATTGACCAGCAGGGCGATTAACGATATATTGTAAATTTAGATAATTAGCAAAATTATTAGCCGTTACAACAACAGAACCAATTTTAATACTATCTCTCGATGGAGCATAATGTAGTGTGTCAAGCAATGTAGTTCCTGCATAGAACCGAATAATTGTATATGTGTATCCAACTACTTGAGCAGTATCTACATATGTGTTATTTTGAGGAGGGCAAACAACAATAGGCAATAGTATTCCTGTTTTGTAAATCTGAACATCACCATTTGGTGCCTGAACGATTGATAGATTCTGTGCGGATACGGGTTCACAACACGTAAACAGTAACACAATGGTAAGTAATGCGATAATTTTTCTCATTGGTAATTTCTTTTAGTTTGATTTAAGTTCTTACAAATATAAACAAGAAATGACAAAAAAAAAATACCCGTAAGCGTTATGAGAACCTACGGGTACCGAATTCAACAGTTAAAAAACAGAACCTAAAGGTAAACGGTTTTGGGATATTAATCAAATAATTCAAAAGTGATTAATTTCTTCTAAAAATTTTCTAAAATAGAAGATTAGAAGATTTTCTATACGAAATTTTATAAGGAGAGAGCGAAAGCCCACTCATCAGCTTTGCTGTGGGTGGGATGTAAGCGACCTACCACAAAAGTAATAATTATTTTAAATAAATCTTGCAGTTTCTTTAAACTTTTGTATATTTGTGCATATTTATAATTAATGCTAAAGGCTTTTAAATATCGTTTATCTCCCACAAAGGAACAATCCATTCTGCTAAATAAGCATATTGGAGCAGCTCGTTTTGTGTATAATTTAGCATTAGAGTGTAAACAAATGGCTTGGGCTGGGAATAAAATTAATCTAAGTTGTTTTGCCTTGCATAGCCAATTAAAAGAACTTAAAAACGAATGTGATTGGTTAAAAGAGATTAATAGCCAATCCTTGCAGCAATCAATAACTAATTTAGATAAAGCATACACAGCTTTTTTTAAAGGACAAAATAGTTTTCCAAACTTCAAAAAGAAATCAAATGGTGGTAGTTTTAATATACCACAAAATGTACTTTTAAAAAATGAAAAGTTAGTTATTCCTAAATTCAAAAAAGGAATTGATATTGTTCTGCATAGACCGATTAAAGGAATAATAAGACAAGCCACAATAAGCAGAACACCAACTGGTAAATACTTTGTGTCTATACTTTGCGAAACTGGTGAAAAAATTAAACCTAAAACGAAGATTAAAGAAAGTACAACCATTGGAATAGATTTAGGAATTAAAACATACCTTGTTTCTTCTGATGGGAAAGAATTTGATAACCCTAAATACTTACGCAAAGCACAAAGTAAATTAAAATATGTGCAGCGTAAATATTCAAAACACAAAGGTAAAAGAACGAAGCATAAATTGGCTATACTACACGAAAGGGTAGCCAACCAACGTAAAGATTTTCTACACAAAACTTCAAGCGAACTCATCAAGAACCACGATAGTTTAGCGATAGAAGATTTAGCTGTTTCCAATATGATTAAAAACCACAAACTTGCACAGGCAATAAGTGATGCTGGGTGGTCAACTTTTGTAACTATGTTGGAATACAAATCAGAATGGTATGGCAAAAACATTCTGAAAATTGGTAGATTTGAACCATCATCGAAGCTACACGCAAACTGCGGACACATAAACAAAGACCTAACTCTAAAAGATAGAGAATGGACTTGTCCGAAGTGTGGCGAAGTTGTTTCGAGAGATGTAAATGCTGCCATAAATATTAAATCATTTGCATTAAAAAATATCTTATCTGGAACGGATAGGAAAAATCAAGGTAAGTTGCCAACATTAGTTGGAGCGTTGACCCTTGAAGCCCAACCCATCGCCTATGGCGTGGGTGGGTAGTTCACAATGTGTTACCATTATCAAAAAACAATCCCCGACCAAGCCTACACTTGCATCAGGGCAATACAGTAATCAATTAATTAAGGCTACCAATTTACACAAAAAAAATAATCCCTGAACATGGAAACAGGGATTACTCTTAGGCTCTTTTTAATCCAGTTAGTCAAAACAGGGTTGGTAGAACTTGATACAAATATATAAAAAAAAACCCCTCCAAAATTAAAGGGATTTTTTTCTCTTTTTGTTGATATTAACGTGGTCAAAAAAATAGGCGTTGCACCTATGGCACAAACATACTAAATTTTCTGTAATTACATTACATCGCTTTCATAATTTGTAATAACTCATTATTTGTTATCTGATACAAATTACTACCCGTATTCTCCTTGATACTGATTATACTCATAGTTTTCTGTACTAATGGGGCTATCATTGTTTCAGGATACGGTATTGTATCGGTTATTGCCGTAATTAATCCTGGCGTGGTGATATACATAATACTCACCAATTGCTGTGATATATCAGGGGAAATCTTAATCTCCCGTGGAACGGCTAATTGATAACCACCAAAGGTGCTTGTGTAATTACTGGCATTCAGATATGCCCATTGGGTAAATGTGCTTACACGGCTCTTAAAACCTGCTGAAAAACGATTAGTCTTTCTCTTGTTCCATTCTTCAATGGGTATCCTATTACACATATTAGTGCTGTCAATATGGGATAACTCAGGTCTAAATGTGCTTTGCTGTGGTTCCAACAAAGTTGTTCCTACAGCGTTCCATATTTGCGTTACAATTGGGGCATTATAAGTTTCAATACCAAAAAACGGGGCAATCTCCGTGTAATAGATTCCCGGTAAATTGGGTATTAAATCAGGAGCATCTAATACTACTACCGTTGGTAATGGCATAATTGCCAAAATTGTCCAATAGTCTTTGCCGTTAGATAAATCAGCAGGGTTAAAAATAACCCCGCTGTATCTATTGGTTTGCCATACGTTAGTGTATGTTAATTCTCTAAATGTTTCTTCAGGAAACTTCTTTACCCCAATTAATGGAGTAATCACAGATACTGTCCACTCAATTGCTGAATTTATAGCAGGTTTAAAATCACGGTTAAAATCGAAATAACCATTACCCTCTGCATCTAATTCAGATATTACTCGGTTTACAATCTCTTGAACAGTTATCACTCACTATAGTGCTTTATGTATTGCATGGGCATTCATGCCATTAACATTAGCTAATTGGCTTGTTAATCCACCGGTTGTATTTTTATCAGGTGTTTCTCCTAATGCTGAATACAAGTCCTCAACCTTTTGTTTAATGGTGGTATTCCCTCTCATTTCATCTTTTACAATGGCATTTACAAGTAGGATATACACTTCATCAGAAGATTTTTCAGCAACATCAATACCACGGGCACGAACAGAACTAATTCGGTCAAATGGTGTCATAGACGAGGCTATTTTCTGTGCATTCATTACCGCCGGTATATAACCGGATCTATTGAACTGCTCAGGGATTGTACTTTCGTACATTACCACTCCAAAATCAGGGTGATTACGTAGATATTCAGCTTCTTTTTTGTTCTTACAGATAAAATGTAAGAACTGTACTACCTGTGCTTCCCCTTTATGATTGTATCCATCATGCACTTGGGCACCACGTTCAAACTTAATTGGAACAGGTGTATTGCTTTTGGATCTAAACGGTGGAACATGACGAGTTCCATCGGGTTTCTGTACCCCAAAATCAGTATGTGACCAACCTCCTGAACCTGCTCTCATAAATAAAATAGGTTCTGTCAGTAAATCTTCTTCATGATATTGGGCAGCTACTTGGTCATCGGTTAATTCCTCTTTACCATTAGTAGCAATACCAGCCATAGTGTTTGTTACGGTGGTTAATATCCGCTCTAAAGCACTTTCGCTGATTCCACCTGTATTACTCGTTGCCGAAGTATTCGTTGTTTGAATAACAGTTAATCCTTCTTCTTCAAGTAATTTACGGGCTTCCGCAAGAGCAGATGCTCTTAGTTCTTCAGCCGAAGGTGGTGTAGAACTTTTGGCAGGGGGAGTGTTATTGCTCCCCTTGCCATCATTCTTGTTTTGTGATTCTAATGCCATGTTTTTATTGATTTGCTATTGATTATTGTACGATAATTTTCGCATGAGCAGCAGCGTTGTTATTTTGTGTACTGAAAGAATCAGAAATAAAACGTTGTGTACTCATGTTCAAAAACGGACCTTGACGACGATCAGGAGTTGAACCTGTATCAGCCCAATTCGCTAATTTAACCGGATGAATTAAGTTATAATCCAACAAGTAAGCGAAGTTTTGATATTCTACAGGGAATGATGCTGTATCTTGGAACCTTTGGAAAGGAACGATAACAACAGTACCCATACCGAATTTATATTCGTCTAACTCAAGGTTTAATTTGGTAGATGAATCACTTAACAAGAAACGACCATTACCAGTTACAGAAGCATTTTTGTACTGCTTTCTCAATTCATTGGCTAAACGGGGAGTAAGGAATAAAAATTTACGTTGTCCCATTTGACCGTATTGTGAATTTAAGATAGCATTTTCCAAAGCATCTCCTAATGATGTAAGAGGAGTTGTAAGAATGTTACCACCTGTAGTGATAAATTCATCAATACCCTCACATGATTTAGCTAAACGAGCACCAGCAAGTGTGAACTCACCACGGATACCTTGCCAAAACATGTTACTCATAGAGTTACGCATGTGTAATACAAGGTTCTCAAATTCTTGATTCAAGAAATCAGGAATGTAAGATAGTTTTTGCTGTTTTTGCAATTCGAGCATAGTGTACTCAATCATACCTGATAACAAGTATATATAGTTGTGCTTACGCTTCGGAATCATACGGTATTTGTAGTTAATGGTTTTAGCACCATCACCTTCTACCGGTGTTACGAATGGCAACATTTGACCAACGGTTAAAGCCGGAATGGTTTTATTCGTCATTGGTTTTAACGTAATGGTATTAGCATTTGGGTTAAAACTTTCAATCGTAGCAGCCCATCCAAGTCCACCAACCAACATATCAATAAATGCGATATCAGTTGTAGTTGCTACTGTAACAGTTACAGTAGATGGATAAGTAGTTGCAGCAGTTGCAGCAGTAACCGTAAATCCTACTCGGTCATATGGGTTTTCGTTGAACTCAAATTCATCCGACATTTTGTACATTGGCTCCTGCTTGAACAGCAAGGTAGTATCAATGAACATTTCTGGCCAGGTTCTTGTAAGAATTTTAGCCACTTCCCTTTGTATCCAATATCTCTCTTTGTTACCAAAAAGACCGTACTGCGAACCAAGGGGGTTAAAATTGGCTTCATTAAAGCCAGCTGCTTGGGTATTTTGTAATTGTGCCATTAGTAGTTAGTTAGTTTAGTTAGTTAATCGTATTGTCAGTTAGTTTTTTGTGATTCTGTGAAATTTAATACAAGTCCTTTTTCTTCGATTCTTGATATTTCTCAAAGCCTTGAAGTTGCTTACTTGTTTCATCTTCCTGTATAGTATTCATTTTCTCCGCAAGTTCAGGTGCCATACCGTTACCTTGTCCTCTTGATAATTCTACGTTAGTTGCAGATTTACCAGCTAATTCAGCTAATTGATTAGAAAGTGATTTATTAGCTTCCCGTAGTTTAACCATAGCCTCTTGTTGCTTCTGTATAAACTTTGGTGCATGCTCCGCATATACAAGTTTACTGATACCATCTTCGGCAAATCCTTTGTCATTAAAGAACAATTCCTCAAATTTACCTTCGGTAATCTTTTTATGTATATCCCGAATTTCAGGGGTATCTCCAAATGTATCAATAGCTTTTTTAAAGGCAGAATCAATAGAACGTGTCATAGAAGCAACCGCTTCCTGCTCTTTTAATTTACGACCATTTTCTGCCTGTGTAATTGAATTTTGCTTTAGCACATATTTTTCTCTGGCTAATTCAATCGCATCTACTACTGAATCACTTTCAGGATAATCTTCAAAATCTTCTTCCGTAAGTTTTGTTTTCGGTAGCATCTCTTTTACAAGTTTATAAGCATTATGCTTATCCACAGATAAAGAATAATCTAACTGTGTTCCGTTAGCAATGGCAAATGCAGTCTTATAATCTTGACCTGCTTCAATTGCTAATATAGCAGCTTTCAAATCTTCGGGGAAACCAAGAATCTGATTTCTGAATTTTTCTAATTCCTGTGAAGCCTTCTCAGAAGTTTCAGCACGTTTAGATAAATCCTCCCACTTATTGTTTAATTCAATTACTCCTTCTAAAGAAGTAACATCAATACCATGCTTGTTTTTAAATACGGTTACGCCTTCGGTTAAATCCTTTGGAGCATCAACCGTTTTTACCTCACCTAATATTTTACCGAATATTCCTGTTTCTAAATCTGGTTCAATAGATGAATCCGTTTTAGTATCAGCCTTTGTGGTATTAGAACCATTTTCAACTTGTTTTTCATCTTTATCGGTTGTCGTAGTAGCTTTAGCTTCTTCAAACGATTTTGCATTAACATTAGATGAAGGAGTAATGAATTCAGCAATTTCTTCTTTTGTCAAATCGTCCTTAGTAGAATCCAATGTCGCAAGAAAATCACGATTAACCCCATCACCAGTTGGCATTACAAATACAGGAGCCATATTGGCTTCTGCTTGTTCTGTGGTTATATCAGCTGTAGATTCAGCCATATATCTTTTATTTTAGTTTTAATAGGTAAAAAACAAACAAATATAATTTTAATTCGGTACTAAATAATAGAAACTTGAAGTAAAGTATGATAATAGCCTGTAAATCAACAATATAAATTTTATCATACACTACCCAATTGTTTCTTTTTATCATTTAGCGCATTTAATTGTCCCTTTTTGATCTCTGTAGCAGACTTAACTGTACTATCAAATACTTTAGCATTAATTGCTTCTTGTGCTGTAGCCTGTGCCCCTGCTGTGCTTTCCCGTTGCATATTAATACCTTCCTGTCTAATAGAATCTTGTCGGTTCATCTGCTCCTGCATTAACGCATCTTGCTTCTGTGCCATCTGTGAATCGGTAATCGCTTTCCTGATTTGATACTGAGCTACGGCTGAATATAATTCTTGAACCGTAGAACGACCAATAACCTTACCGAATGTTTCTCCATCAATTACCCCTGCAGCTAAGTAAGCATCCGCTTTAGCATTTGCAATTTCTACATCTTTACCATGTGGTAATGATTTTTTCATCTGTATTAATACCTGCTCATTTAATGTTTCAGGAGAAACCATTATCTCCCGCTGTAAATCAGAACCCAATGAGTAACTTAATGAAGCAGGATTATCATAATAAATCTTTCTACCACGTGTAGCAATAGACTGATAGCATTGACGAAGTATATCGGATAAAGCAGAAAATATATCTTCCTGCATCAACGAACCCTGTTGAATCTGCATCTGATTGGTTCGTACCAATTGATTCATATCAGAACCAAGCATTACAGGATTAGCACCCACACTATTCTGTGCTGCCATATTAATATTGCCATTCACAGCGTCTAACTGCATCGTAGATGCTAAATCAGTTCCAGGCAATCTCATTACTTGATTTGGTAATCCACCTCTCTGAATAACAGAAGTAGGAATACCATTCTGCAGGTTAATCCTGAATTTAGTTTCTCCACCTGCTTGTGCATCAATAACCGTTTTATCATATAAGGTTACGGGTGGTTGGTATTGGTTAATCTGTTGCTCTTTAACAGACAATACTTTATTATATAACCGTTGCTCCCCAACAATAAATCCCACTATTCCTTGTGGATACCCATTAAAATAGGAGAATGTGTTACATTTATACGGGAACTGGGTTCTGCCAAATAAAAATGGGTTATTCTCTGAATATGGCATTTCTCCATATTCAAGGATAATCGGTAAGTTACCTTGGTCAGGATCGGTTGGTGTGACATCCATGGTACAATCCACGAACTTCACAAAATGTAGAATCTCTTTTAATGATTTCCGTTTTTTCTTCCCTTCAAGAACTTTAATAAATACCGGATTTTTGGGTTCTATTAAATCTTCATCAGTAAACCGGCTTTCAGGGTGGTTAATACGGGTAAATAATTCATCCCCATATTCATTCATTACTACCCCTTCTTCCCTCCATTCATTATCACGGAAATACGCTCTCATTACACGCACTCTACCCGTAGTATTCCCAAGCCATGCCCTGTTGTACCATTGAGTACCATTATTGGTAATCTGAGAAGCCATATTAATTTGAGCTCTCTGGTCCTCTGTTAATTCAGGATATGCTTCATATATGTTTGATGGTAAATCGAGCCAATAATCACCCATGTAATTACCATCCTGCAAATCAGGTTGCTGTGCAGATACATCCCATATAAACCTGCTTGCATCTATTCTTTCAAAAGATTGGTACCCATTGTGGACCGTATCATATAAAACTCCAATACCAAAAACAATTAACTGATTTGCTAACCATTTTTTTACCTCTCCATTTAATTGGTTCATATCCGCTACCGCACGACATAAACAATTGATACCATTTACTAAATCATCAGAATAGTAACTTTTAAACTCTCTTTCAGTATCAGCATCCGTTTCCCCAATAGGGTAATTAGATTTGATATGGTCACCAAGCACCCCACCTACGTTATTCGCTACTATTCCCATTGCCTTAACACGGGCAAGTTCACGGTCATAACGCCTTTTTGTCATATCCGACATCGGCTTTAATTCAAACTCGTAATCGCTTGAAATAGCCATGTTCTTAATCATTCTAACAATCGGCATAATAATGTTTGCCGTTTGCATTGTCCTCATGCGTGGGTTGCCTGATTCATCATTCAAAAAGAAATCTGTATCATCCGAGAACATCCATTGAAGATTGTTTACACTATCTCCATGTAAAAAGTTATTGTTAAACCAGTTTTGTTGCCGAGAAATTGTTATTTCAAAAGTTTGAGCCCTATACATAATATAGTTACCCCAACCAATATAATAGGCTTTATCTTTTGGTTTATCGGTGTAATTTGGATGGAATAAACTTCCTTGGCTATAAATCATGATACATTCTCCTGTAATAATTTTAAATTCCTATCCATCCGGCCTTCAAATGATTTGCTTGATTCACCACCTTTACCAATATTCAGGTTAAACCCGTATCCACTTTCTTTCTGTTTTAATAGTATGGGTAGCATTTCATTCGCATCTTTGATATTCTGCAATATTAGTTTTATATCCTTTGGGTCTGTTGTCTTAATTACTTTTGGATCGTAATGAGTAATTGTAGCTATGGCAAATTGGATAGAACTTTCTAATGCTAATTGAGCAGAATATCTTACATATGGGTCAAACTTAGACATCATTTCAATAGCAGAACGCATTTCATGGGTGAATTCGAGATTAACATATCTATCAAATTCCTCAATTGCCATGGTCTGTATTAACCGGTTATGATTAGTCCAGAAAGCATCTTCTGCACTAATTTTAGCCCTGTCTATATCGTTTAACCCTGCTTCTACATATGGTGACATTAAGCAAGCGAACAGCCAACAAAACTTCATTTCTCGTGCCCTTAGTGTTTTGAATTCCGGCATTTCATTAAGAACCGGATACATTTTCTTCAAATCATAAGGCACAAAACGACTTATCCCCCCAGTACCCCCAAAAAGTACGGGGTCTTGGGGGGATTGGTCTATCGTAGGTTGGTTGTTATTACTTCCTTCCTGCATCAGTTTACTACTATAAGTAAGCTGATACTGGTGTAAATACTCCGCTTAACACATGAATCCATGCTTGGTTGAATGAACCAGCACCTGAATCTGCTGTTGCATCTACAAACACAATTCCGTTAATTGGAACTTGCTCATTCTGTTTAAGACTTTCATCTGCTCCTGAGAAATTGTAGAATGTAAAGCCGTATGTGTTGTAAGTAGCACCTACTACAAGTCCACTACCACCTAACAATGTGTTTACGATTGCAGGTGTTCCACTTGCTTGTACTAATGGAGTAGTGATAGATAATGCTGCATTAGCAATTTGTCCGCCTAATTGAACAGAGAAACCAAATACCTCAAGATTAACATCACCGAAGTTACCTTGTATGGTTAAGTTATTACCTGCGTTAGCAGCAGTTACATTACCACCTGATTGTGCAGTAATCATAGCAGCAAAAGCAGTTACCTCTGTTGCAATAACAGCAGTAGCACAGAAATAAGTAAATATCTGAGTATAAGGATTGTTATCATCACCAATTTTAGTAACGATAACCTGCCAACGGGCACCAACTACAGGTGTGTAACCGCTTGTAGTAACACGTGTAATCTGATATACTCCAAGTGAATATGCTTCAAACCATGTACCTACTCCACCAAGTACGGTATTAGTTTGGATATTGGAGTATTTAATCAGATTGGTACCTGTGGTTCCCCATCCTGCCCCATTACCGGAAGTATCAACAATATTAAAATAGCCATTTGACAATTTAACATCCGCTTGTAAGGATGGGTTGTCATTGAGAATACCTATGTACAGGTATTGGGATTTGTCAAGAAGTGCAGTTGCCATTAGTTTATGTAGTTTAGTTAGTTAGTTGTATGTTATTTGTTGTAAAAACAAACAAATATAAGTTTTTCCTACTCATATTTATAATAATAACCCAATAAGATATTTTATATTATTGATAATCAATACAATAAAATTAGATTGGAACCTGTTTTACCTCTCTTTTACTGACAATTGTCGGATAAATAACGGTAGAAATCTCTGTTTCAAAGGATGATATATCCCGCCTGAAATCTCTTAATTTAAGATTAAGTGCCTTTAATTCAGCCTTGGGTAACTCCTTTGTTTCAATAGCATTAATAATAGGAGCCATATCGGTTAAAATTTGTATTAACTCAATATATGGCTCCCTTATTTCTCTGAACCGCTGTTCCGTAGAACGGGGATCAACTGCTTTTTTTCTCACTTTCGTTAGGATTAACAATTGCTACGGAGGACATATTGAGTATTCCTTTCATTAATAACCCAATCCCTTCATCATTATTCATCGTTAATCCAACTCCAGGTAATTCGCTCTTAGCCTGTACCTGTATCATCCCTGTATTATCAGCGAACATAATCCGTGTTACGGATATTGTTTCTACTGCAATAGGTTGTTTTTGGTCAGATACCTGCTGATTAGGCTGTCCTAACTCCGGCTCCGAGGAAGTTTGTAATTCCGGATTGCCCTCCTGTAATGATTGTTCTTGATTCTCTGTCATGTTTATTATCGTTTAAAGTTGTTCTTGAAAGTTGTCCATTAGGTAATCTAACTATATGGACTACTTGTGATTGTATTAATTTAATTTCATCGGGTGGCATATACACAAGTCCTGCATTGGCAAATGTATCTGCAGCCATTTGGGCATATGTGATACTAAACAAATCATCATCTCTGTGCCTGTTTAAATCCTGTGCTGCCCATGTATAAGATTGCCCATTAGAAGTTGGTTTCTGCACAAATGTACGCAATTGTTCAAATGGTTGCCTAAAACAAATACGATTTCCGTAATCGCTTAACATAGACCTCATTGCCTCTATAATACGAGGTTTTGTATTGGCTTTATTACTTATTCCCACTTTTGCCCCTTGAATTCTATACCGTGGGTTAAGATCATTATTCATTATCAATGTTTGCCCCATATCGGACAAATGTTCTATCTTATTGATAAATTCCTCACCGATATTGTACTCTATTAAATGTGGTGGCTTACCATAAAATATACCCATCATTATAGCCTGTCTATAACATTCTCTAAAATCATCCTCACGGAAGCTTAATAATGCTACAGGCATCAGTAAGCAGTTATCCCATATGCAGGAACTAAAATATGAGTGACCCGAACTACTATTAATTGGGTCAGTTCCTTGAAAATATCTCCATGGACTACGTGTGTCAGGTTGTTCAGGGAACCTGTATATATATGGAGTTATAATCACCGGGCGTTTATTATTATCATCAATAACTACCTCCTCCATTGTTTCCCATCTTACGGTATGGAACTGATATTCGAACAATGAACCTGCTGTATTAGGTTGGCTATAGTCATATTCAGGGATAAACCGCCCACCAATAGGCATATCCTTGGTAAACCTTTTGTTGAACTCACCTATCCTATCTAATTGAGCGTTAATGTATTCGAATGGTACAAGTGTATCTGTACTTTTAAGAAATACATCTTCTAAGGTTAATGCGTTTGCAGCATGAAATATTATCCGTAAATCTTTGTGCTTAATGCCTTTTTTATTGTAAGCCTGTAGTCTAAGGGTTTCATAATGCTGTGCCGTATGACCAGGGTTACAATAGAAATCTAAGAACACGGGTATAAATGCACCATCTATATTTCCTGTTTTCCATGCTTCGATAGAATCTCGGTACATATCCTCATATACTTCCGATATAATTTTACCACCGGTTCCCCACATGATAATCTGTCCCTTGATTTCCCGTTTACCCGTGTTTGGATTGTTCCAAAATTTAGTAGGTTCCCATTCTGCCACCATCTCTGTCAGGCAATTAACGAATGCGGCTTCATCCACAAATACCATAGATGGAGTACCACCATTGATAGCTGCAGGCGTAGCTGTTTCACAGGATATAACACGCATACCTGAATCCTGTTTTCCCTTACTTTTATCCTCGGTAAACGTAACCATGTTACCTGAGTAATTATATACAACCGCTTGTAAATGAGTAGGAAACTCAGATACAGCGTATTTTATTTTATCCCTAAATATCTCGTTAGTTTTATTATCTGTATGGGCAATAAACTTAGAAAAGAAGTTAAGCCTGAACATAGTTTTAACAGCAGCTATATATCCCATTACGGATGAAATACCAATTTGCCTGCATTTTGCTATAAGCAAAGAGTACCCACAATCAATGAGGTAACATAAAACTGATTGGCAATCATAGAAACTATCCCCGAACATTAGGTATCCTTCGGGAGCAAGTTGCTCTTTTAGTTTACCAGATTTCCGAATTATGTAACTTGTATTAATCCGTATTTTCCTGATTTCTGACTGGATATAATCATCAATATCCTCGTCCATGGCAAAATCATAGACACTTGTCTTATCTTCTAACCATGTATCTGCCTGTTTTTTATATAGTTCAAACTTGTGATAATGTGAGGCATGGGAGAACCCTGCTACACAGAATGACAATATCCATTGCCGAAAATCTTCATCAGGCATACCCATACCGTCCTGTTTACGATACGGCAACCAATCTTCTTTTCGTATATCATTACCATTAATATTATCTAATTCGGGATGTGGCTCCTGTTTTTTCTCATAAATCTGTTTTATCGCTTTCTCTGTCGTAATTTCATCTATCGAAATATCATTATTATTATGATTGAACAGGGTTACTTCATCATTATTATTATTTACTACAGGTTTAGTATCTAAATAACCAAGGGATTTCATTCTCCCGTAGGTAACATTACCGAGTACCTCTTTGGCTAAATCATCCCCAATAGCATTTGCTATATCTACATACAGCATCATTAATAGAGAATCAGAAGCATCTTTTACTATTACAGGCTTCTTCTTCCTGACTACTTTCTTTTTACTGTTATTCTTAACTGTTACTTTCGGTATATCTTTTTTTGGTGGTTTTTCTCTCCTTATCGGAGCCATCTTCCTGAATCGCATACTGAGTTAGTTAGTTTAGTTTTTGGTGGTATAGGTCCTTTAAACCCCTTTAATAAACACCAACATAAAGCACATTGGTCAGTCTTTGTTACTTTTTCTTCATTCCTTTTACCAAGTTTATTCACCCTATGAGGGCAAGTAAGGCATATAGTTATTCGCTCTATCTCAACCTCATGTGATACATAATCCTTATTAATAGCATCTTTAATGCCATTACTTAAAGACTTAACCATATTAGATACTTTAAATCCTTGGCTATCGGTTTCGGGTAAATTATTGCAATCGCACATATACAAACAAATTTACAGATTATTATTTAACCGTTCCTGCCGTTTACCTTCAAGATATGCTTGATAGTCTTGTTCGCTCATCTTTTCCTTTAACTGAAACGTGCCATCTTCCTGAAATTCAACGAATTTACGTGTTGTAAGTCCAGGGTTTTCTTTCTCAAATGCTACATATCCGATAATTTCTTCTTCGGTTCTCTGTTCAATATTACTTCCTGATGGCAGAAAACTTTTGAATGTTTGGGCAATCATTACCATCATAGGTTTATTAGTAACCTTGGAGGTAATCAATTTTAAATACCCGTTCACTTCAACAATCGTACCGGGCTTAAAATAGTTTACCAATTCAAGACTATGAGTAAAAACGTTAATATAGACACTCCCGTTTATGGTCCGATATTCATCTTTCGCAATATCCTTATATCTACGGGTGGTAGCACCTTCTATTATTATACAATAGTGTTTACCCTTGTCATTATTGTATTCTATCACATTTACATTACCGATTAATCTACCGATAAACTGTGTTTTAAGTGATTCTGACTGATTTACGCTCATATCTTATTTTTATATTTTGTGTAATTCCTGTGGAATATCATATTCAAATCCATTTTCCACCCTACTTAATCCCCAAAATGTACCATTAGGCTCATGTCTAACATCATCAATAACGTACATACCATCTGTTAATCCGTTCAAAACGGCTCTTTTAGGTACATTAAAGTAGCATAATGCAGTCAATTTGTCAATGTAAATGCGTTCTCCTTCGGTAAAACGCTTGTCTAACCGTGAGTTCAGGTACATTTTCCCTGTTTCAGGATCACGATTAAAGGTTGCTACATCATGGTTAATGGTACCTGTGAGGAACATGCTCCCGAAATCGGAGTATGCTACATCATCTTTTATTCGGATAAATGGGTGGGTGGGTATATCGGGTATAACCTTATCTACAAGTTTCATGTATTGGAATCCTACCCACTTAGTGCCGTACATATTAACGGAGAAATTGGGTATCATTTCGTAAATACCTGATTTTATCCCCTGTTTATACATAGATTCAGATTCATTTTTAAAATACAATGAATAACCGGCTCTTGAAGATTTGACTATATACTTACCGTACATGAGGTATTGCTCTGCAGAAACCTTACCCATGAGAACGAGGTTGTAACTTGGGTATTTAATAACGGATATTAGGTCATTATGTAATAACCCAATTTCCTTGAAGGCACGTTCTCCAAGTTTACAATTACCATATTCTAAGGTTGCTATACCACATTTCAGGGAACGCTCTGTATAATGCTTAGAATCATATTCAGGGAGCGTGTATCTCTGTACCTTGATTTCATCAATAGAAATATAATTCTTGTCTTTATAAACTCCTTTGCTCATATATTCATATACCTATACCATGTGATTAATATCGCCCAATTTTTTCCAATCGTCCATTAATTCTAACAGGTTTTTAAGATTATCTTTACAGAGAACATGTGGATTAACCATGTAGGTACATTTGTTATTGCTTACGTGTCTAATGGCTCCTGATACGACTAACTCTTTACAGCTTCGCCATATAATCTGTCTGCATGCGGATTCGCTTTTATCTTTAAATTTTTCTCCATAAATATAGACAGGTGAACCGTAGCAATTTTCGATAATGTGATTATCTGTCATAGCATGAGAGAAAATGAGCAGAACTCTCCATTCATTTACTCCGAGGCTACATAGAACGCTGTTAGCGTAATCGGTATCTAATAGGCGAATAGTTTTAACCTTTGGTAATTTCGGCTTGTTAGGGACTATGTATTCACGTTCTATCACACGTTCATCTGTTTTTTTATGAACGGCTACAATCTGAATTACCTTTTCTCTATCCCATTCTTGCTCTTGCTCTATGTTGTTATCTATGTCAGTCAATGTCATACTCCGATAATAGCCTTAACTGATAATTCATTCAACTCACTCGGAGTAACAAATTCAAACTTTTCAATAAATCTCATAACATAAAACTTTTTTAACTGACTACTAATTACTTAACATATAATACAAGTCAAACTACATTTAATACTTGTATCACATTACAAATATAGTTATATTCCTTTAAATAACAAAAGTTAAATAATCCACAACAAAAGTTAAATAAATTATAACAAAAGTTAAATAAAACAATATTGATAATCAAGTACTTACACGATTTTCCCCCTTAACAAACAAAAACAACCCCTTTTTTACTCCGTTGAGAACACGAAAGTGTTCGTGAATTAGCAACTACATGGCATTACGTAACTCATACTCGGTTCTACCATAATCACCATTCACCCATTCACACATTCACCCAATGTTACCATAATCTATACACACGTAGAATTATAAAAATTATTTCCACATTGATTAATTACGTCTTATCGGGGGTACCATTTTAACATTAATTTAATCATATTCTACACGTAAAAATAGTAATTAACTATATTCTCTCTGTAAAGGTAGGATATACCATAAACCACCCCTCCCCACCTGAAAAGCGAAAACGCTGAAAGCGTAAACAGGTGAAAGGGGGGGTACCCTTGGTCATCCTATG